CACTTACAAGAGATTCCAGTTTACGAATCCGAATGGGGATGTCATCTACCGGAAAGCAACAGCTGCTGTTGCTTTAGCAGACAACACCACTCAAATCACGCTAGACACACCGTTGCCAGTGACAGGAGTGTGGGGAGTAGGGTTCACCATCTTCTACCTGAACAAAGTTCATCTTGCCGCCGATGACGTGAAATTGACTCACACGTCAATGACCACTTTGCTTGACATGGTGGTGAGGACCACAGATGACTAATTATACTGACAAGGAATACAGCCCAACGAGTGGACTCCCAATTGAAGGGTTTGAATTCGCAGCGCCCAACAATGTGTTCTATCGCTACACCAGTTCTGAAGTGGACAGGACCATCAATGGTCTCGCCTTTACAACCATCGCGATAGAACGCAGTGCTGTCAAGTCTGGTACACATGAGGACGACAATCTGGATCTTCAGATCTCAATGCCCGTCAGCACACCACTGATACAGAAGTATGCGTTCAATGTGGCTCCTCCTTCTCTAACGCTCACTCTTTATCGTTATCACCTGGGCACTTCATCTGCGACAGACTGGATCATTCTTTGGAAAGGTCAAGTCACATCGTTCACGGTTGCTGGCAGGGTTGCCACACTGAGAGTGCCGGGTGTGTTTGCTTCATTTCTGAGCGGCACAATTCCCAACAGATTCTATCAGGCTCAGTGTGGACATGTGTTGTTTGATTCTAGGTGCAAGGTGAATGTGGCTTTGTCCCAGTCCACGACGACTGTAGCTTCAATCACAGACGACAGAACCATAGTGGTGGTGAATGATGGGTTTGCAGATGGGATCTGTATCGCTGGAGAAATGATAAACAATGTCACACTGGAGCGAAGAACAGTGGTGAACAACGTTGCCAATGTGATCACTCTGGCTTATCCATTTTCTACCATCACTGTAAGTGACAGTGTTGAACTAAGGGCAGGCTGTCTACACTCTGCTGCATATTGTAAGAACACATTCAACAACATTGTCAATTTTGGTGGATTCCCATACATTCCAAACAATAATCCATTTAGAGAGATTCTATGATCTGGGCAACTATCATACTGTATGTTGCTTCTTGGGTGTTGACACAGATCTTCACACCCAAGCCAGATTCAGAGAATGTTCGGAAGCAAAAACTGACAGGCATCAAGCAACCCACTGCGGATGCCGGATCACCAATATCATACATCTTTGGCACTGTCCTTCTTGCTCCTAATGTGATTTGGTATGGCAACTTCACATCTGTTCCTATCTATGACAAGGTCGACAAAAAGTTCTGGCCAGATGATGAAGTTCTAGTGGCCTATGGCTACTATATCAGCTTGGATCTTGGACTTTGTCTTGGTCCTGGCGCAATTCTTCAGAAGATCTTTATCAAGGGTGTTAGCGCATTTGCCATCAGCTCGGGCAATCACGCAAATGTTCATATCAGGTATCAAGGTCTGTTCGGTGGTAGGAAAAAGGGTGGTGGGTTCAGCGCGGACGGTACATTTTATTCTGGTGAGTTCACAGAAACTGCCGATCCAAGTCTGATCAATCTCATTGGCCCCGATGTGCCAGCCTATGTTGGTGTCAGCCATATCGTGTTTCCAGACACCTACATGGGCACCAATCCTCAGTTAGAGGAAATGCTTTTCTTGATGTCTAGGTTCCCTGATAACCTTGGACTAGGTATATCAAGAATTATGGATGCTGGTCGAGAATTGAACCCTATGGAGGTTGTGTATAGCATCCTGACTGAAGGATGGGGTGGCCTGGGTATCAGTGCTGCTAGCATTGATATTACTTCATTCCAGGCTGCTGCTGCTACTCTGCTGAGCGAAAATAATGGCATGAGCTTGGAAATAAAATCCAAGATAGGTGCCAAACAAGCAGTTGCCGAAGTCCTGAGGCAAGTTGATGGCGCCTTGTATCAAGATCCTATAACAGGAAAGATAACTATTCAATTGGTTCGCAAAGACTACACTGTTGGTGCTCTGCAATTGTTCGATGAAACGAATGCTGACATAGAGTTGTGGTCACGCACTGATTGGTCAGAAACTATCAATCAGGTGCGTGTTGAGTATCAGGATAGAAGCAAGAAATACCAACCAGCAGTGGCCTTTGTTCACGACGCAGCCAATATTGCTTCTCAAGGCAAAGTCAATGATACCACTATCTCATTTCCTGGTGTGGCATCCAGCACTTTGGCAAACAAGTTGGCTGTTCGAGAACTCAGCCAGTACAGCGTTCCGCTATTCCATGCCAAACTGCATCTGAAACGCAATGCTTCAACGCTGCACCCAGGCAGTTTGATCAGATTCAGTTGGTCCGACTATGGAGTCACTGACGTAGTGTTCCGTATCACCAAGCCAGATCTTGGGGCATTGGTTGATGGCAGAGTATTGGTGGATGTTGTGCAGGATAAATTCTCTGTCAGCACACCACTCTTTTCTGATCCTACAGATACCAGCTGGGTACAAACAGTGTACACAGCTATTTCACCAACCAATTTTGCGTTGTTTGAGACTCCATACTATTTCGTCAACAAGGCATTGGTTGGCACCGCTGTTCCTGCCGATCAGTCATGGCTGACTTGTCTAGCCCAGGCTACCAATCAGCAGGTGGGCTACAATGTGTACACGTCAGAAGATGTGTTTGTCAACGATATTGTAACTGATATCGCCTACGCAGGCTATGTGCCACTCGCAGTTCCAGGAACTCTCTTTGGTGCATCTCATGCTTCAGTGCTCCTTCCTCGTCAGGGAATGAGGGGTACACTGACCAAGATGCAAGTGACTGGGTCTCCGTTCTACATGAATCAATTTCTGGGAACCTATTCGGCCGCCAGCATCAAAGCCTCTGGGTTTGGTTTGTTTGTGATGGGCACTGAGATCATGGCCTATGAATCATTCACAGTTCTGGATGCCACACTGGGTGTCTACGAGCTCAACAATGTCCACCGTGCTTTGCTTGACACACAGCCAGGAAGCTATGGGATAACATCTCCTCTGTACTTCTTGACTAACACCAAGGGAATGTCTAAGCACTACAGGCCAGACACCACTGTGCTGAAAGTCAAGATCGGTTCTTTCACCATGGCGGATGAGCAAGAGCTCTCCACTATGACCACAGTTGATCTCACCATGGTGCAGCGATACGATAGTCCATACCCACCGGATTTTGTCACCATAGCAACTATCCGTGCACCACAGGAAGTGATTGCTACCAGTAGTCTGGTTCTAGCTTGGTCACTGCGCAGCCGTCTGACCCCGACTACTATTGTGTTCACCAATGATGCTGCTGGTACTGATGAAGCTGGCACAACCTACACTGCTAGATTCATTCTAAATGGCATAACAATGTCCTCGCTGACATCTGGTGGTTCTGTTCCAACGCTCACTCTGTCTACGTTTAACGACAACGGTGCAGCACTCAGTGGAGTTGGTGCTGGACGAGTTGAAGTCGTGTCAATTCGTGCTGGTCTTACAAGCCTCTATCCAGAGTTCAGCGAATTCTGGTATGGCAACTATCCAAATCTCACCACCGAGAGATTGGCAAATCCGAATTTCGAAGGTTCATTGGCCAGCTGGACCACAGTTACTGGTACCTGGGCATTCGAGACGACTGCTCACCCTCTAGATGCATTCCGTTCTATTCCTGGGTACACCACTGATACTCGCAATTTGCGTTCCACAGGAACCACAAACGAGTTGCGCCAAGACTACACGATCCTGGGTGGCGAGGTTGGTCATTCTGCCTTTGTGTCGGCCTGGAAAGGTGGCAAGACCAATGCCTTTGCCACTGGTCAACTGATTGTGGAACTGCGCGACGGTGGAGGAGCCCTGACCACGATCACCACACCACTAGCAGCTGTGACTGATCTGAGTGTGTGGGAACGTCTAGAGATCCCCCTGCCCTTGCGTACCGATGCGACCACAGTCCGCGTGCGTGTGGTTGCGCCAGCGGCCGAGAGTGTGTGGGATAATATCAGCCTGCGCATCAACACAGCCAGCCCCACGACAGCTACCAAGTACGACGCCCTGGGCGGAATCACGGTGCGGGGGGCCTGGGGCTTGCGCAAGATGGTCAGCACATATGCCGGTTCCCTTGTGCGTGTCATTGACACGTTCGATAGCACCGAACAAGATGTTGGTTTCGATGTTGATGGCAATCTCTCGCCATTCTTCACGCGAGGCCCCGCGCGTGTGGCGAAACTGTACGATCAAAGTGGCAATGGGTCGGATCTAATTCCTGTTGCTGCTGGTCAAGAACCATATCTGATGAACATGTTCACCGAGTGTGGACGGCCAGCCATTCAGTTCCGTCTCAATAATGCCCTGCGAGATATCAATGCGGCCAGTCTCACTCGCCCCTACATGCAGACCCGGCCCAATGTGCATGCTTGTCTGGGCCCAATCCAACGTGCCTTTGGTAGCACAGCCCATGTTTCTATCTTCACCATTCCACTACAAGATGCATCAACAGCAGCCAGTAGGTGGGGAGTGAACTCGAATCGTATTGGTACTGGCACTGGTGACTGGCGAATTCAACTGAACGGTGTCCAAACTGTCACTGCTGGAAATGCATCGAGCGATGGCGCAGTTAAGTGTTCCATCTGGGTAGACTACATCACTGGTGACATTTATCAGAACAGTGACACTCCAGCGGTGGCTACATTTGCAGCTGCTGATGTTACATATCCAAACAACACGAGGTTGAGGATTGGCAATGTGCCTACGGGAACTCTTGACTTCGAGAATGGTACGTTCTACGAGCTTTGTATCTTCACTGGCACTATTTCGGCTGCCGATCGTAAGACCATGATGGAAAGTGCTGCCCTCTACTGGTTCAACTTGGCGGTGTAACGATGGCAACCTTTTGGGTAGACAGTGAGGGTAGTGGCAGTGACGCCAATGATGGATCATCCCTGCTGCTGGCCAAACGCACCCTGGGCGCTGCCTTGGGGCTGATCACCAGTACCGTTGGCAACACGCTGAACGTAGTGGCCCGGGCTACAGCATACCCTGTCACTGCCACCACAATAGTTACCGATTGCACGGGAACTTCCCATACTGCATTTGGGTGCTTGATTCGTGGGACTGATACCCTTGGCAACCCGAGCATTGCTCGGGTGGCCTGGGAAGACAGTGCTACTGCCCACACTGCAATACGATTCCAGGGGACGA